TAGAGATTTAATGCGACAAATGAATGTTAGTGTCAATCCTAATAGAACGTTTGTATTAAGTAAACGATTAAGACCGATTGATAAAAAAGGCAAACAAGACAAAGTTGGCTTTGAAAAATAACATTGACATTTAAGTCAATGTGTGTTATATTATAAACAATAAGGAGATATTATGCAAGAAGTGAAAATATTAAGACTATCTACAGGTGAAGATGTAATCGCTAAAGTAGGTGAAAACGACCAAGGTGTAAGTTTAAACAAACCATTTGTAATCATACCTCAACAAATGGGTCCAGGAAAACCAATTCAATTAATGATGTCACTATACAACGCTTTTGGTAAAAGTGATAACATAACTATAGCAAAAGATAAAGTTGTGTTTATTACCGATCCTAAAGATGAGATATTAAAATCATATCAACAAAATACAAGTAGTATTGTAACATCACCAGGATTAATTACAGAAAGCAAACTACCTAAATTAGATTAATGAAGAAAATAGATGTAACTTTTTATTATGATAATGATAAGAAGTCTGAAACGGTAGAGGTGCCTGTACATCACACGTTGATGGAAGCTTCAAAATACTATTCAGAAAACAATTACATTCCAGGAATTGACGCTGATTGTGGTGGTAGTTGTGCTTGTTGTACTTGTCACGTAATAGTTGATGATAAATGGATTGACAAAGTTGGTAAGATGAAAGAAACTAGTGCTGAACAAGAACTTTTAGATTACGAACATAAAGCTACTAAAAATAGTAGATTAGCTTGTCAAATTGATTTGAACGAAAAGCTAGACGGTCTAATTGTACACATTCCATAGTAAATATATCGGGGGATTAGCTCAGCTGGGAGAGCGCCTGATTTGCATTCAGGAGGTCAGCGGTTCAATTCCGCTATCCTCCACCAAATTAAATTATGAACTTTTATAAATCAGTTATTGAACACAAAGGTAAGTTATTAATTCGTGGCATACACGAAGGCAAAGACTATAAAGACAAGATAGACTTTGGTCCTACTTTATATGCTTTAACACAACAAGAAACTGAATATAAAAACTTACAAGGCCAATTTTTAAAACCAATTACATTTAAAAGTATAGACGCTGCTCGTAGATTTAGACGAGATGTTGTAACTCAAAATTCACCTATTTACGGATTAGAAAGATACCATTATCAATATATTGGTAAAGAATATCCTGAAGATATTAAGTGGGATAAAGATCAGATTAAAATTTTTACGCTTGATATAGAAACTACTTGTGAAAATGGTTTTCCTGATGTAGAAAATCCTATTGAGGAACTACTTTGTATTTCGGTTAAAAATCATTCAAACAAACAAATCATAACTTGGGGTACAGGTGAATATAAAACAGATAGATCAGATGTAACTTATGTTCAATGTAAGAATGAAAATCAGTTGTTGTTTGAGTTTATGAAGTTTTGGATTAAAAACTATCCAGATGTAATTACTGGTTGGAATACAAAATTCTTTGACTTACCTTATTTAATGAATAGAATTAAAATGATAGCAGGTGATAAAGTGGCCAACAAAATGTCGCCTTGGGGTTTAATTAAAAGTGAGGAGATTGTTGTAAGAGGCAGACCTCAAACTGTCTATACAGTTTATGGTATTACAAATTTAGATTACTTGGACTTATATAAGTGGTTTATACCACAAAGACAAGAAAGTTATAAACTTGACTTTATTGGTGAGTTAGAACTTGGCCGTGGTAAAGATGATATGCCATATGACACATTTAAAGATTGGTATACAAAAGACTTTCAATCATTTGTTGATTACAATATACAAGACGTAGAAATTGTTGATGGACTAGAAGATAAACTAGGCCTAATTGACTTGTCATTAACTGTTGCTTATGAAAGTAAAGTAAACTATGGTGATATATTTTCACAAGTTAGAGTATGGGATACTTTGATAGCAAACCATTTAATGAAGAAAAATATTTGTGTGCCTCCAAGAGAAGAACATTTAAAAGAAACAAAATACGAAGGCGCTTATGTAAAAGAGCCTCAACTTGGTCAACACAAATGGGTGGTGTCGTTTGATATTAACTCTCTATATCCTCATATTATCATACAGTATAATATTTCTCCCGAAAAGATTATAGGAGTTAAATCATCTGGTGTTTCAGTAAACAAGATGTTAACTCAAGCGACACCTCTAACTCATTTAAAAACTGAAGGCGCTTGTATAACACCAAATGGTGCTTTGTTTAAAACAGATGGTCAAGGTTTTCTACCTGAAATGATGGAAACAATGTATAATGAACGAGTTATCTATAAGAAAAGAATGTTAAAGGCCAAAAAAGAATATGAAAAAACAAAAGACCCTAAACTTGTAAGAGAAATATCTCGTTGTCACAATATTCAATGGGCAAGAAAGATTGCTCTTAACTCTGCTTATGGCGCTGTTGGTAACCAATACTTTAGATACTATGATGTAAGACAAGCAAGTGCCATCACAACAGCAGGCCAATTTATTATTCGTTTTATTGAAAGTAAAGTAAATGAATATCTAAACAAAATATTAAAGACACATGATAAATTAGATTATATTGTGGCGTCTGATACAGATTCAATTTATGTTACACTTGATAAGTTAGTAGAAAAAACTTGTGAGGGTAAAGACAATGAACAGATATGTAATTTCTTAAACAAGGTTGTAGATAGTAGAATAGAACCATTTTTAGAAAAATGTTTTGATGAATTGGCTGATTATACAAATGCTTTTAAAAACTGTATGGTAATGAAACGAGAAGTAATCGCCAACAAAGGTATATGGGTGGCTAAAAAAAGATATATGTTAAATGTGTTGGATGAAGAAGGTGTTAGACTATCTGATCCTAAATTAAAGATTATGGGCATTGAAGCTGTCAAGTCATCTACACCACAAGTTTGTAGAGGTAAAATTAAAGAGGCGATTAAAATTATTATGGGTAAAGAACAATCTGATTTACATAAGTTTATTGCTGAATTTAAAAAAGAGTTTTTTGAAATGTCTGCTGAACAAATATCTTTTCCTAGAAGTTGTAATAATTTAAGAAAGTACAGACACTCTAATGATGTGTTTATTAAAGGTACACCTATTCACGTAAAAGGTGCTTTGATTTATAATCATCAACTAAAACAGTTTAATCTAGGCCGTAAATATCCTTTTATACAAGAAGGTGATAAGATTAAATTTTTAAAACTAATTGAGGCCAATCCATTTAAGTTTGATGTAATAAGTTATATCACTAAACTGCCTACAGAATTTAAATTACAAGAATATATTGATTATGAAACACAGTTTGAAAAAACATTTTTAGATCCTATGAGATTTATATTACAAGCAATTGGCTGGGAACATGAACAAAAGGCCAGTTTAGAGGCATTTTTTTAATGATAACAAGTTTATTTTTATTACTAATAACTATACATTGGGGTTTTGCCACAGGAGCAATATTAGCTGCCAAAACAAATTGGTCTATACCAAGATTTTTAATTATACTTTTACTTTTTAAATATTTAATAATGAGTTATGCCATTCAAAACCAATAAAAAATATGGAGTGATATATGCTGATCCACCGTGGTACTTTAAAACATATAGTAACAAAGGTAAAGATAAAAGTCCTGAAAAACATTATTCTTGTATGTCTTTATCTGATATTATTTCTTTACCTGTTAGCGAGCTTGCTAAAGATGATGCAGTCCTTTTAATGTGGGTAGTTGATCCACTTTTAGATCAGGCGTTTAAAGTTATAGACGCTTGGGGCTTTAAGTACAAGACAGTAGGTTTTACTTGGGCAAAAACAAATCGTACTAAAATGGGCTTCTTTACAGGTCTAGGTTATTGGACAAGAGGTAATCCAGAAATGTGTTTGTTGGCCACAAAAGGCAAACCAAAACGAATCAGTAAATCAGTACCTCAATTAGTTGTGTCTGAACGTAGAGAACATAGTAGAAAACCAGATATTATGTACAATCATGTTGAAAACTTATTACAAGGACCTTATGTAGAACTATTTGCCAGAAACAAAAGACCTGGTTGGGACAGTTGGGGCAACCAAACAGATAAATTTAAATGAGCTTGACTTTATCTATATTATATGTTATAATGATTTACTTATTTGTGATATTTTTATTATGTCTATGGAACAAAGAAAAACCTTAACAAAAGAACAAGCATTATATTGTGCTGGTATATTCAATGACTATTTTAGTCAGTTTGATAGAATTGATCAGTATATGAGAGATCAAAAGCTATCTCAATTAGAAACAAATAATTCAGCTGGTACATTATTTGATGATGGTCCTGAAGAAGACTTATTTAATAATAATGATATGTCGCCTGAAGAAATGAATTTTGAGATAAAGGTTATTGTTAATGAAAGATACGATAAACTTTTAAATATGGTTTCGTCAC